GTGACCATGTGACCAATCCCAAAGGTAGGATAGTTTTCAGAACACAAATAGATTTCAGTGACGTACCCTTCGTGCTTAACAAGGTCTTCCTTGATTTGTTCAATCAGATTCGGGGGTAACATCAATAATGTCCTCGTCATTTGTGATTACAGTTTCTCCGCCTACACCTGTAATGGTGATAGACACAGCAGAACGCCCAGTATTGTTTTTGTCTTTCTCAAAATAGCTGACGGGCAACATCCGATCCATCAACAACTTCCATGCCGCCGCCTGATTCTTGTGTTCGTCATTCAACGCGGCATCCATGATTGAATCTAACACCTTTTGCGACTTCGGAGAAGCCAACATACGAGCTTTATACTCGTTAATGATTGATGCATCGCCGGGTGGTCTACCCCGTTGCCCTCGATTGCCGTCTTTCTTCGATTCAACAAGGGATTTTCTGGGTCTTCCTCGCTTCCTCGGTTGAGTATTCTCAGTCATTGCTGTACTCTATGTAGTTACTAAGTCGTTAACTCTGCATCTTAGTATTTAAAAATAATAAATGCTTCGTATTCTGTTAGAATGTTTGAAGGAAGTTATGCTAAGAGGTGCATAGGTTGCCTTCGTATCTCTAAAGTACATATATTGTAGCATACTTTTTAGGATTTGTCAAGTCTTTTCAGTACAAACAGTGCAGATTCTTACTCTCCCCATTTAACTTCAGCGGGTTTCAGGAGTCCTGCATCTCCGCAGACGCACTTTTTAGTTATAAAAACAATATACTTATAACTAAATGATAGGTAGTAACTTATTGCAAATGTTAATGCGAATTATTCTTATTTACTTAATTCTAAATTCACTCTTTTTTGTATCTGAGTAGGTACTGTATAAAATTGTAAACGCGCGCCCCCTCCCCCGCCCATGCGTCACAGGCGCACACACGCACGCAATTGCGCGCACACACGGTTCATTCTGCGCAGATTTCCGGAGTCTGTATCGATCTGCCTAGTCGACGTGTGAGTGTCTAGGAAGCACCCTCTCGAGACACTTGAGAGAGACACCTGTCAGCGACACCTACACCGACAGCTCCACAAACTCTGCACGCTGTCTGCAACTTTCACGCACCTGCACAAACCACTGTTACCCACAGTAACACAAACAGTATTACCAATCGTAACAGGTAACACATTCGCACTACGACTTAGGTCTAAGGCAATCGCTACAACCCGCATGAACACTGGGGCTCAAAAGTTGGCACGCTACCTGCAAGGTTACTTACGACAAAGAACCAATGAGGTAACAAACATGAAAGTAAAACAAATCACAGCACGCATCGCGGTACATTATGTCGAGCATCACGACGAGTACGAAGTTCGGATCAAAGGTATCCCAGATGCGACGTATCATACCGATGATCGGGAAGATGCGATGGACACAGCGAAGCACATGGCAACCTTGCCTGTTAACCAATAAGGAGAACTGACATGAAATACATTGTTAGACAATCAATCTGCGCCCTAGACACTGATCCAAAGATCAGCACACCTCTTGAGTGGTGGGAGGCTGAGGAGCTTGCAAGCGAATGGTTAATGGAGACTGTCGACCACATAGTGCAACACTCTCCGCACTCGATCTCTGAGGAGGAGTATGAGAATATCGTTGCGGACGAGATGCAGTTAATCCAGATACAGGAAGTATCCCCAACTGACGAGGCTGTCTAGCTAACAGCCGAAACTCCGGAGTACCCTCGCTCTGGAGTCTTGGGAAGCTAACATTGGAGGAAGCACCATGAACTATCAAGAATTTTCAGAGATTACGAACGCGCTGTTTCAGGCTGTGGTATTGGAGTCACAAGACGACTGGACGTTTGAAGACTGGTTTGACTGCGCTCATGAGGTGGTCGATAGCTGTGCGGAGGTCATCTACACTGCGAACGCATGGGATTTGGTCAGCTCGATACGGATGAACAGTTATTCTCTGTTCAGTGATGCGGAAGATGCGTTGCATGATATGGGACTGGAGTTTCCTGCGAACGATATAGATTTACACATGACATCGCTCGCATATCAGATATTGTTTACTCAAGTGATGGGTATGGTTGAAGCGAAGTTTTATCCGAAGGAGGCGGTAGCATGAGAGAGCGATTTGTTGGCGACTGGGGAGTCGGTGAAATCATCGGCAAGGATATCGACTCGGACGAAGGTTGGGTCATGTGGTGGGGTCACGTCTCCACCGATGAAGAAATGGGTTGCGGTCAGCTCTGCATCTACGATGGTGCTGTGGTTGACTACGACAGCTACACGATGATGATGCCTCCGAAGGGTTGTATTGAGGCACTAAAGCAATTTAACATCGACGCAAGTTATTTGGAGGGTTAAAAGATGAATTTCTTTGAAAACGCATTGTGTGAGTTGATTGACTTGGAAGAAGAACTAGACCGCAACGCCTCAGACTTGGCGAACGATGACCTTGAGCCAGAGATTCTCATGGATCGAGTGTTAGAACTGCGAGAGATTATCGAGGAGTTCAAGAAAATCCATATTGGACTGGTCAAACAAGACCGATTGATGAACGAACTAGCGGAGATTCAGCTATGACAAATGCACAAATTCTAACAGCACTCAGAGAGGCTCGTCAGAGCCTCAACGAAGCAGGGGACGCACTGATTGAAACGCAGGAGCATGAGAGCGTAGCACTTGACAACGCAAACAACGCTGTCGAATATGCACTGATCCAAATCAGAGAAGCAATGGACGAACTACTAGGGGAGACATACTGATGACTGGGGCAGAAGAAACAATGTTAATAATTTGGTCAATGACGTTCCTCGCTTGGGGAATTGCAAAAGCACAGGAGTGGTACTGATATGGAAGGATTGTTTTTCACAATAGCAGGCATTGCCGGGTTCTGTTTAGTTCTGGGATTCGGTGGGTTCATGGCTTGGTTGTTTGGTCTTGATACTGAGGAGTAATCGTATGAACAGGAGTGAATTGTTTGAATATCTGGAAAAGTTAAACTATGAAGTGTTGACGGATGATTACGGTTATCTGAGAATCTTGCTTGAGTATGAGGAGGACGAGGAAGATGATGACAATCAGTAATGACAATAGAATCAGGATCAATAGGTTGATCGACAAACAAACAGGGGAGGTTTTGGATTTACTGAACGAGGCCATGGAGATACTGCACGACACTGGTGACACAGAGTCAGAGACGCTCGATCAAGTGATGGTGTCTTTGAAGTACACCACGCAGAAACTTGTTGAGTACCGTGAGAATGAACTTTAATACCACACTGATATGGATTTGATGAGGAGTTTTGAGATGAGTGATGAAAAGAAATACACAGTCTGGGTCGGTGGCACTGAAGTGACAGATTACCCTGTTGATTTTGATACGGCATACCATATTTGTAGTGTCTGGAATTGTGATGAAGGGTATGATGATGTTCAGATGCAGGAGGTTGAATAAAAACCACACTGATGAGACTGGCGTAAGCTACCAGTCGAAACTTGGACGATGTGTCGTCGTCCTTGTATGTGGAAGCTGTCCACAAATAAACTTAAACACTGGAGAAAGTGAAAATGTGTAAAGTAAATTTTGAAAACATCGTAATCAAGTCAACGCCTGCACCACGTCGGACAACATCAAGCCCGAATGTGTCGCACTACGGAGACTTCTTTGAGAAGATGAAGAAGGGTCACTGGTTTGTAATCTCAAGCGATGACAAGAACCGTTTCAATGCGGCAGGGTCAACGTATCTGAAAGGACGTTTCAGCCTGTACCGTCACCCAACCCTCAAAAACAAGTATGTGTTTCAGCTCGTAAAGTAGCCTGAGACGCATTGTAAAGCCCTGTGAGCGACGTTCGTTAGCAGGGCTATACCAACCTACTGGAGAGTTATGATGAGTCAAAAATATTGTGTGGCGGAGAGATGGGTTGTTGAGGTTCGATACTATGTCGAAGCTGACAACGAAACAGAGGCTTGCAAGGCGACGGTTGACGTATGGCCGGACGATCAAGAGTATATTGATGTGATCGAAACAATAGTTGAGGAAGTAAAATGAAATACTTTACAGACGAAGAAATATTTGAGGCGTTGGAGACTATTGCAGGCTCGCACGCAGGAATAACACACGATGTTATCCATCGAGCAATCGAACGCATACAACAGAAGAACAAACAGCTTGACTTTATGCGTGAGCGTATCGACACTGCCGCAAATATTATAGGGCATAACATGATATCGGAGGCGATGTATGACTGATAAAACATTGAGGGCGATAAGCCATGCCGCGTTACACGTTGATCAAGCGATTGAAGCACTCGACGAGACGCATTTGTTAGATGATGAACGGTTGGACGATACGTACCGAAACCTGATCGACATGAAAGTGTTACTGAGATCAGTGCATGAGGAGTATTTGAACGTAGACATGAAAGACTGGGACACAGACATAGGGGATTACTAAATGAGTCAAGGTTGGGCAAGAACATACACAGATGAACACATCAAGACGTTTGTGTCGATGTGGCACAACGGATACACTGCACCTGAGATAGCGAAGGCTCTCAACAAAAGTGTGAACTCAATACGACAGTTTGCGAGCCGATATCGGGAGCAGTACAATCTTGAGAGGCGTGAAGGAGGACTGTATGTCCCTCGTAATTCGTTTGACAAAGAGTGGCATGGTGTGATACCCTGTGGTCATTGGATGATCACAAAACCTTGGGGTAAACAATGCGATGTCAAGCCTGTAACAAAGTCTTAACGGATTTTGAATCAACAAGAAAATCAGCTACTTACGAGGACTTCCTCGATCTTTGTAACGATTGTTACGGGACAATCAGAGATGATGTGAAGTCTCTCGATAGGGCTGATCTGATGACGGTGCATGATGTTATTGACATTGATCATGATTCATGCTAAACTGATTACTTAGTTATTAACTAAGCATATAAATTATTATTATACTTAGTTATCTCTTTAGAGGATTAAGTTATGGACAAGATTATGTTTGAGAGTGATGTTGAATTTGAACTGGCGTTGACAGAGATGCGTGAGCATGAAGCGTTTGTTTCAATATGCGAAGTGATTTACAAGTATGGATTGTTGAAGACCCTGCACCGCATGGCTGACTATTGCAATGATCCAAAAGAAGCGTATGCTTTGTTGTTGTTAGCAAACACATACAAGGAGAATGAGAGTGCCATTTGTCAAGACGCACCAACCATGCAATGATTGTGGCTCCAGTGATGCGCTGTCTTACAACGAAGATGGCTCATCATTCTGTTTTAATTGCGAAGCGTTCACTGCATCGCAAGAAAGTACACCAACCCATACGGAGGTTAAGGTGCAAGCAAAAGTGTTAGAGGCAGGTGTGTCCAGTTTATTTGACACATCTCAATACCGGACGATCCTTGATCGAGGCATCAGCTCGGAGACTGCGCGGACATACAAGTGTCTATTTGATGGGAAAGACTACAAGTTTGGATACACGGATGTCCAAGGCAAGGTAGTCGCAACAAAGACTCGGACACCTGACAAGGATTTCTTTATCAATGGTGATTGGAAGTCAGCTCAATTGTTTGGACAAAACTTGTTCAGCAAAGGCGGTAAGTTTGTGACACTCGTTGAAGGCGAGTTCGATGCAATGGCCGCATATCAAATGACAGGCTCAAAGTTTCCTGTTGTCTCTATCCGCAACGGTGCTACGTCTGCACTTAAGGACGTGCAAGCACAGTATGAGTGGCTCGATTCCTTTGACACTATCGTGATTTGTTTTGATGGTGACGAGGCAGGTAAACGTGCATCAGCTCAAGTGGCGGAGTTGTTTGGCTCCAAGTCTAAGGTGTTCAAACACAAGGCAGAGATGAAGGATGCTTGTGATTATCTCAGCACCAAACAAGACGGTACATTCCGGGAGCTATGGTGGCAAGCAGATCAACACGTACCTGACGGCATCATTGTCGGTTCGTCATTACTGGAAGAAGTGCTACGCCCTATTGAACCGTCCGACTGTTCGTATCCTTTTGAAGGGCTGAACAAGTTGACCTATGGGATACGGAAGGGTGAGCTAGTCACAATCACAGCAGGTTCAGGACTTGGTAAGTCTCAGTTTGTGCGAGAGATTGTGTGGAGTGTACTGAACAAGACAGAGGACAACCTAGGTCTTATGTTCTTGGAGGAGTCAGTGCGAAAGACTGCGCTGTCCATCATGTCGCTTGCGGCTAACAAACCTTTGCATCTACCGGACTGCGATGCAACTATCGGAGAAAAAGAAGATGCTTTCTTGGAGACCCTCGGCACTGACCGTATATATCTGTTCGATCACTTTGGTAGTACCAGTGTTGATAACATCATTAGTCGAGTACGGTATCTTGCCAAAGGACTGGGGTGTAGTTATGTATTCCTCGATCATATTAGTATCGTGGTGTCTGCTCAAGCCAGTGGTGATGAGCGCAAAGCAATAGACGAGATCATGACTAAGTTGCGTATGCTTGTACAAGAGACAGGCATTGCACTGATTGTGGTGTCACATCTCAAGCGTCCTGAATCGAAGGGACATGAAGAAGGTGCGGCTACATCTCTGGCTCAGTTACGTGGATCAGGATCTATTGCACAGCTCAGTGACATGGTGATAGGATTGGAACGTAACGGACAGGCAGAAGATATCAAGGAACGGAATACGACTCGCGTCAGAGTATTGAAGAACCGCTTCTGCGGTATCACTGGCCCTGCTTGTAACCTACTGTACAGCCACGAGACTGGCCGTATGAAAGAGACAATTGATGAGGACGAGTTATGATTGAGTACATTGTAACTGAATCAATGATTGATGAAGCTACCCACATGGCAGAAGAAATGGGTCGTTTAAATAATAGTATCACGAAAGGTGAAGGCAACATTTCAGGATTTCTAGGAGAGATTGTTGTACGCGATTATTTAAAAGCCGATCAAGCGAATACATACGACTACGATCTTTTACTACCTGATGGTTTACGAGTTGATGTTAAAACAAAACGCACAGGTGTAAAGCCTATGGGATTCTATGACTGTTCAGTTGCTGAGCTTAGCCTACATCAAGACTGCGATGCCTATGCTTTTTGCAGGATCAAGAACGACTATAATGTTTGTTGGTTTATTGGTTTAATTCCTCACGATAGGTATTTTGAAATAGCGAGGTACTTAAAAAAAGGTGACATTGATCCAAGTAATAATTACACTGTAAAAAGTTCATGTTATAACGTAGAGATAGACAGGGTAGAAGATGAGGATATTAGTCTTAGATATAGAGACCAACCTCGCACACGATAAGATATGGTGCTGTGTCTGCAATGGTGACGTGTATACAGATGCGAATGATTTACAACAACTAATCAATTCACACGACATCATTGTTGGACATAACATCATTGGGTTTGATGGGCCGGTACTGTCACGAGTGTGGGGTGTAACAATCCCACTACGCAAAGTAAGAGACACACTGGTCATGTCACGGCTATGGAATCCACAGTTGGAGGGTGGGCATAGCTTACGTGCATGGGGTGAAAGGCTCGGTGACTTCAAGGACGACTTCACTGACTTTGACGGTGGTCTAACACAGGAGATGATCGCATACTGTAAGCAGGACGTTCATGTAACATCTTTGCTTTACTCTAAGTTGACACGAGAGCTACAAAATTACGGTAGTAGTGTAGACCTAGAGCATAACATTGCTTTCATCATGAAGAAGCAGGAAGACAATGGTTTTAAACTCAATCAACAAGAAGCTATCTCTTTGTTGGCTCAACTTAAAGATCGAATGGCTTATATTACTGACCACTTGCAAAGTATATTTCCTCCGATTGTGGAAGAGCGTTGGTCAGAGAAGACAGGCAAGCGTCTCAAAGACGGAGTTACCGTATTCAATGTGGGGTCAAGGCAACAGATCGCACAGCGTCTTCAGGAGCGTGGTGTTAAGTTTACTAAGACGACTGAGAAAGGCACTATTATAGTTGATGAAGGTACGCTGAAAGGTATTGACTTACCTGAAGCACAGTTAATTGCTGAGTATCTGATGATACAGAAGCGTGTGGGTCTACTTGAATCATGGATTGATAACGTCAAGGATGACGGTAGAGTACACGGCAGGGTCATTACTAACGGTGCTGTAACAGGACGTATGACACATCAGAAACCAAACATGGGACAAATCCCTAGTGTCAACAGTGAGTATGGAGCTGAATGTAGGGCGTTATGGGGGGTAACTGACGGGAATGTTTTAGTTGGGACAGACCTTAGTGGCATAGAGCTACGATGCCTCGCTCATTATATGCAAGATCCAGACTGGACAGAGGAGTTATTGAATGGAGATATCCATCAGAAGAACGCTGATGCCGCAGG